TCACATAGGTATTCGAGTATGTACAGACCGAGGTTAGAACTAGAACCATCGGTCGCTGCACTGTAGTCGACACTGGCCCAGAGGTGTCCGGGTAGTGAATAGCTACGTATTCTGTCAAGATCCTCGCTCTTCAGCTTCCTACCAATAAGCTCAAAGGCAGCTAAGCTGCGTAGAGCATGGTGGAGGGCCTTCTGGAGGGACTTGACGGAATAATACTCGAGTGCTTCGCCCTTCGAGATAACACGAACCTTCAATGGCTCTAATATGGCTTGAATCTTCGCACGCATACAACCTGAGCGAGGCTCAGAGTACTTGACGAAGTTGTCCATACGGCACTTTACAATAGGAACTGTCGGCGCTCTCACGGTACCTTCCCTGACGCAAATGACTTCCCCACAAAGGGTAATGAAATCGCGAACAGGAAAGTCCGAGATAGCCGAGCACAAGTCCCATAGGCACGTGTATTCGAGGGGGTCGGAGCGACCCATGTAACGGTTAAGATCTATAGTCCGGAAGGGACCTCGACGCTCAATTACTTCCCAGCGCTGAGACTGGAGAACATACCGGTAATCCATCCGATCAAGATCGGTGGACTCCAGTAAGGAGCTGAACTGGTCGCCATAGCAACTCTCATAAACCTCCATCGAGGCACCGCCTTTAGAGCGGGTTGAAGAGAAGCTGGCACTAGTACTGCAAGTGTAATTGAGGGAGGCCGCACGAACCCAACTACCATAAGAGCCACTCGACTCGAACTTCCGACGGAGATCTGCCGTCAGTCTTTCTCTGACAAGGCGCAGGACCTCGAGGAAGGAGGGAGAAGAGTGGACGAGATCTCTAGCCTGCTGAGGCGTGAGAGGATCGTCCTTAGTAAGGCTCTGGAAGTGCTTCTGGTATGTGGCCTCAACAATAGCGGGCGTTAGCTCGAGAGAGCAACGCTTGCCTTGGAGCCAGCTGTACCATAAGTGGGTATTCTTGGACTTAAAGATCCGAAGGCGGCACCTGGACCAGGCGCCGAAGAGTCCCGTCCAGCGTAGAGCGCGCTGGTCGGGTTGTGGTGGAGATACGTTGCGAGAGTTCGCGCGTCTCAAATAGTCGCTCATAGGACGAACTAAAAGGTACTTAGCACGCTTGAACCAGAGTGTCTCGCTAGGTTGATCCCCCTCTAGGTAATTGGTAGCTTGCAGAGCCATGTCACTAATGACATGTGTGCTGGCACCGTGAGCCCAGAGGAGGGTCTTCAACCCTTTAACGATCTCGTTTGTCCGATCTGTTCCTACTCCCTGTCCTATCGGTGTCGTACCGGGAGGTGCTGCGTAACCCTTCGCAGCGCTAGTCGACATCACCTTAATCGATGATATAGAGTCTAAAGGACTTTGTGGTGCTGGCCAAGCACCTGAGCTTTCTGTTGCGTAGGAACACGC